TTATTTAACTCCATTATTTTCCTACATTCCAAAATAATGCTCCTTCTGAAGCATGTTCTTTTATAAATTCCCAAGCTTTACTATCATATGTGAGTGAAGATGGGAATGGGGGTCTTTCTGATTCTTTACATTCTTGATTGAATTTATATTTAGATACGAATGTTTCAGCTCTACCTCTTTCTCTTTCTGTTGTGTTATGACCTATTCTAACTCCATATACTTTAGCATCAGGCCACGCAAGTTGTAATCCTCTTGATAGTACTCCACTACTCATTACAGTCCAAACCTCTTTAGGAGGTTCTATATCAAGTGATAGAGCTACATTTTTCATAGCCTCTATGATTATCGGATGGTCACCACCAAATGGAATTAACTGAGCCTCATTTTCTTCAACATATTTTTTTGCTTGATATTGAATATTAGTTAAATATCCCATTGGTACTTCAATGATGTTACAACCCAACCTAATTGATTCAGTTGTTAACCAATTATGTTTTCCTTTGGGTATGGTTACAGTTGCTTTCTTACCTAAATCATGACAAGCATATGCTAATGATAATTGTGCATATCCTTCTCTTGGTGAAGCATAAACCCATTCCTTAATATCAGGGAAAGATTCAATAAATACATTAAACGCTCTTCTTTTAGTTCCACCATCTAATAAATCATCTCTAACTACTTTAATACCATCATGTTCTTTGATGATGGGTTTAGGTAATTTAATAGATGATTCTCCAACTGATTTAAAATCAAAAAATTGTAACTCTTTCAAATGTGTGTCCAAGTTTTTCGTTTAACAATTTCTTCTACATTCCATTTACTCACTTTGAAGTTTCGAGCAATAACATTTGTAGAGAATCCTTGTTTATGTAAATCTCTAATTTGTAAAACTTGTTCTGATGTAAGTTTTGAACGAGGATGTGATTCTCCTCTTAATCTATTGCTAAAGAACCAAAGTTCGTTTATATTCATTAAAATGGTTTTCTTTGTTCATCTCTTTCAATAAGAGTACTCATGTGGTCTGCAAAATGTAAAACATGACCAATATTACTTCTTTGAGCTTTCTTGATATCAAATGTCTTAAGATATTTCATATTATCTTCATCATAGATACCATCAGTTAGTTTGATACCAAAGAATTCTTTTTCTGAATATTTCAAATCATATTGTGATAAGAGATAGAATGTTCTATCAGTATGTGTCATATAACTTATATCATCATTCCAAGTATATACTTCACCTCTGTTTTTTCTATGCCACTCAGATTCTTGTGTTTTATATGCCATATTTCCTTTCTCACCTAATTTACCTAAATCGTGGTGAAATGCCGAAAATAATAATTCTTCTTGAGTAAAATCAACTATACCACCTGCTTCTTTGTAGAGTTTTAACATACGAAGTGAATTTCTTGCCACATTCATAACATGGTCAATATAACCACCTTCATAAGCATTGTGATAATTTATATTTCCACTCGCTGGAGATAACATTAGGTTTGGTCCTAATTCTTCCATTGAGTACATATGGAGTAATTTCTTTAATCGTTCTCCATCAAACGATTTTTTAAGTGCTTCGATAAACTTATTGTAGTTCTCTTCGAGCTGTTTCTCGTTGTAACGATTCATATAACTATATTTTATGGTTTATATTGTACAAATATACGAAAAATATTCGAAATATCCAAATTTTTTGGACATTATTTTATTTCATTAAGTGCATTTGTATATGCAAGTTCTGATTGTAATCCTGCGAATCTTTGGATTTCTTCCCCATTTTTCTCAATTATTACTGTTGGTACTGAACGAACATAATATTTCTGTGCAACTTCGAACTGAGAATCAATATCAATATCTTCAAAATTGATTGTTGAAAATTTTCCCTTTACCTGTTCCATTATTGGTGTCAACATCTTACAAGGACCACACCATTCTGCGTAGAATTTTTTAACTGTTATCATTTTTTTCTCCTAATTTATTTAACCATCACACGCAACACAATCAGGGTCAACCGCTCTTGTTGCGATATCTCCTCTAAGAACTGATTCAGTTCTCATGTAATATAGAGTTTTAATTCCTTGTTTCCAAGCCTCCATAGTTACTGAATTAATCCACTTCGGTGTTGCAATCGAAGGGAAAGCTAAATTTAATGAAACTGATTGGTCAATATACTGTTGTCTAACACCAGCTTGTTTAACCAAATCCATTTGATTTATTTCTTTGAATGTTCTGAACACATCCTTGACAGGGTAGATTTTTTCTCTATCACCATTAGTAATATCTTTACAAAGAACCATTTTGTTATCTAAATAACACCACTTATCAAGTTCTTTTATTCCTTGTACTGAACCACCATCTTCAAGAATCTTATCCCAAGTTTCTTTATTATTGATACCTGCTTTTCTTAGAACTTTAATTAACTCACCATTTTTTCTAATGAATGTTCCTTTAGAAGTTTGTTCGGTGAATACATTCGCCGCCCAAGGTTCAATACCTGGTGATACATTCCCACTTAATTTTGAGTTGGATACTGTTGGAGCAACTGCTCTAAGGTGTGTGTTTCTAAATCCACTTTCTTTACACCATAGTGGTTCTCCATATTCTGTTGCTAAATCTCTTGAAGCTCTTTCTGATTCAATTTTTATTTGTGAGAAAATTCTACGAGTTTCGAATTGTGCTTCCATTCCTTCAAATGGAATACCATTTTGTTGTAAGTAAGTATGCCATCCTAAAACTCCTAATCCTAATGCTCTACCTTTTTCTGCTGAACGAACTGAGTTTTCAAATCCTCTCATATTCTTTGCCTTTTGGATAAACTCTGAAAGGACTCCATCTAAAAACCAAGTTGATGTATAAATTAAATCAGTATCTTTCCATTCGTTGTACTTTGCTAAGTTAAGAGATGATAAGCAACAAACAAATGAATGTGATTCATCTGTATTAAGAGTAATTTCAGAACAAATGTTTGTCATGAATACTTTTAATCCATTCTTTTTATACATTTCAGGATTTTGTTTATTAACATTACCCTTAAACATAATATAAGGTTCTCCAGTTGCTTTTCTCTTTTGTAGTAATTTACCCCATTTTCTTCTTGCAATTTCGTTTCCATCTTGGAGTTTTCTCATAAACTTATCACCAACAACTGCACATTGATGTAAGTTAAGTGATTGTCTGTTTACATCACCTTTTGGTTCTCTGATTTCTAACCAATCTTCAAAATCATCGTGTTCAATGTTTAAGTTAACTGAAGCAGCTCCTCTACGAACTGAACCTTGATTTGTAGCAAGGATTGTAGAATCATATATTTTACAGAATGGTACAACACCATCAGATGTTCCATTACCTGTAATTGGTGCTCCTGCTGGTCTAATTTGATTGATACCAATACCAACTCCACCACCATGTTTAGCAAGTAACATTAACTCTAAGTTCTTTTTACCAATATCGTAGATTGAATCGGCAACATCTATACCAAAACAAGAAATTGGTAAACCTCTATCTGTACCTGTGTTTGAAAGTACAGGTGTTGCTAAGTTCAACCAACCCTTCCAAATATAATCGAAGAACTTAGTGGCCATTTGTGGTTTGTTTAATCGTTGAGCAACTCTTGTTGCAACCCTCCAATAAGCATCTTTGGGTTTTTCACCAGGTAACAAATATCCTTTAGATATAGTTTTTACATATATTTCAGTATTTGCCCATGATGGAAAATCAACATCAAGTTCCCACCCTAGCTCTTCGCCATAGTTTGTTTTAGCCATAATATTTTATTTTAAAATAAATCGTCCCAATCCTCACCCTCATTTGCCTTAGAATAATCAGTAGGTCTAATAGCAAAGAAATCTGTGTGAGTGTGACCACCAGTAAGATGATAGAACCATTCTAAATTTTCTGATTTTGATTTATCATAATCAAAAATTGGCTCGTATCCTAATTCTTTAAGTTTTGTATTTGTTCTTTCTTTGATGAATTCTTTCAAATCATCTGCTTTTAGATTTTCTAAATCACCGAGTTCAAACATTTTATCGATGAATTGAGTTTCGAGTTGTACAATTAATTTTGCTGCTTCCTCGATAGAATTTTTACATTGTTCTAATAACTCAGGATATTCATCACACATATGTCTGAACAATTGACAACCCATTTTAGAATGTAGAGATTCATCTCTTACACTCCACTTCATTTGTTGTCCAATACCTTTAAGTTTATTTCTCATTTGAAATGAGTAAAGTACCGCAAAAGAAGAATATAAACTAACTCCCTCTGCGAATGCTGAAAAGATTGCTAAACTTCTACCAACTTCTTGTCTTGCTTTTTCGTTGGTTTGTAAATCTTCATGTGTCCAATCAGCCGTTGTTGAAGTTAGGAGTTCAAACTTCTCTGCAACTGCAGGTTCGTGCAAGAATGCCGAGAAGTCCTCTAATCCTAATGTTTCATTTAAGTATGAATAAGCTGTAGCGTGAATAGTTTCTTGTGAACCAAACATCATAGCCATCTGTCTAATCTCGTGTTTCGGAAACCACTTGGTTACCATATTAGTCCAATAATCAGAAACCGCACATTCAGTTTGAGCAAATCCAAGTAAGATATTCCCTACCAAATTCTTTTCCGCAGGTGTAAGTGTTTCGTTCCAATCTTTGACATCCATTTGCATGGGTATCTCGGTATGAAGCCAAAATGCTTGTGCCTGTTTCAACCAACCTTCTGTGTAGTAGATTGGATATTCGAATGGTTTAAAAGGGATTCTTTCTTGGAATAATTTACTCATAACTTTATTTTATTTGTTTTCTTCTACTGATGCTTTTCTGTAATCTGTTACTAATTTTTTGATTTCACCAATTGCTTTTCTAGCTCTTGATTTTGCAGCTTTAGAGCTACCATTGTGTTCTGTTTCAAACTGAGTATATAACTCACTAATTTGTTCGAAAATTTCTTGTGAATTTGCCATAAATTTTATTCCTTTTTTTAAGTTAATTTTGAATTGACCAAAGTATTGGTCGTGTTTATAATTATTGTATATATTAAAAAACGAAAAAGATTTTTTACAGCTGGTTTA